TTGGTTCCCGTTAAGAAGAATGAAGTATATAAAATTGAAATCAGCGGAATGACACATGAAGGTCAGGGAGTGGGCAGAATTGATAACTTTACGGTTTTTGTCGATGGCCCGATAAAGGGAGAAGAAGTTGAGATAAAAATAATTGAAGTTAAGAAGAACTATGCCGTGGGTAAACTTGTAAAGATCTTAAAAGCTTCACCCGACAGAGTTGAGCCGCTATGCAAAGTGTACAACAGATGCGGCGGATGCAGTCTTCAACATATGAGCTATGATGCGACATTGAAATTTAAAACTGATCTGGTTACAGAGAATATAAGAAGAATTGGTGGCCTTCAAGGTGTAGTGGTTCATGATACCATTGGCATGGATAATCCCTTTAATTATCGTAATAAAGCCCAGTTTCCTGTAGGGATACAGAGGGGTGAATTGGTTGTGGGGTTTTATGCCAAAAGATCCCATGATATTGTCAATTCTCATATGTGTTTAATTCAACATAGTGATTGCGATAAAGCAAAACTCATTGTAAAAAGGTTTTTGGAAGAGAATAAAATCAGTATATACGATGAAACTACAGGTAAAGGCCTGGTTCGTCATATTATGACCCGGGTAGGTTTTAAAACCGGAGAGATGATGGTGGTGCTTGTAATAAACGGAAATACCTTGCCCAAGCAGGATCTTCTTGTAAAGAGGCTTACCGCAGAAATGCCCCAGATAAAAAGCATTGTATTGAATATAAATACAGCAAATACCAATGTTATTTTAGGTTCAAAAAATATAGTGCTATTCGGTGAAGAGAACATAACCGATTACATTGGAAATTTTAAATTTAAAATATCACCATTGTCTTTTTATCAGGTAAATCCTGTACAGACTGAACTTTTATACAATAAGGCATTAGAGTACGCAGGTTTGACAGGCGAAGAGACGGTGTTTGATTTATACTGCGGTATTGGTACCATTTCATTGTTTTTATCCCAGAAGGCAAAAAAAGTCTACGGCGTTGAAGTTGTAGAAGACGCCATAAGGGACGCACAGGAAAATGCGAAATTAAACGGTGTTGATAACGTGGAATTTATAGTTGGAGAGGCAGAGAAAATAATTCCCGACATGTATTATAAGGGGATAAGGGCGGATATAGTGGTAGTCGATCCGCCTCGTAAAGGATGTGATGGGGTGGTACTTGATACTCTTGTCAATATGTCACCCGAAAGAATTGTGTATGTGTCCTGTAATCCGGCAACTCTTGCGAGAGATATGGCGTTTTTGTCCGAGAGGGGATATCAGGTTTTGGAGGTCCAGCCGGTTGACATGTTCCCCTGGTCCAGCCACGTTGAGTGCGTGACATTGATGTCAAGGGTTGAGAAGTAGAAGGCTGAATATGCATATAAATAAAGGGTTTCCAGACATTTAGCTTTTCTCAAGGCCGCTCTGCCGGATGTGGCAATGTCAGGAGACCCTTATTTTTATTGATTGCGGGAACATATCAACCACCTTGAAAATTAATAGTTGAGTTAACAGATTAGATAAAGGTCATTTTTTATAGGAGTTGAGGATACAAGATAGATGTTTTAGCTTAGATTATAATTGGCTTGAATTTTCTTAAAAAATGTGAAAATGTGCGTATATGTATTACCTCATAGTTATATTTATGTTATTTCTTGGGTTCGAGTATAGCACAGTTTTCACTGGTTAGATTGAGGTCAAAACCTATAGCAGTCTGGACTTCTTGTTTAATTGAAGCTTTGTCGATATCTGCATAAAAGGGTATTTGGGAAAAATTTATTTTTTTAAAGTTCCAGACAAATAAAATTAAAACACCTATACTTAATGAATTAATATTAATTTTCAGAACGTTAGCAATATCCTTTATAACTCGCCAGTATTCTGTGCGAATGTTTGGAAACTCTAAGCATACAATAAACGGTTTAATAAGCTCTATATTAATTCCATATCTAGAAACTAATACAGCAATATCATCTAGTATTGCTCTTGGTGATTCGAGAGAATCTTTATTGAATTCAACTTCAATTATTGCGACGGAATCACTAAGTTCCATAATGACATCCATTCGTAAATATACATCACCTCTTCGTCGTATGAAACAACGATTTCCTGTTTGAATAAGAAGGTTTCTTGTAAAAAGATTTGGAAACTGCGCATCAGTATTAATAGATGCAATTTTCTGGTAAATTGTAGCCATTTGCTTCTCAGATTCTTTAAGCATTTGCCCAATATGTTTAGCTTTCAACAGGTTCTGAATTTGATTTATATGTAATGAATATGTTTCCTCTGTAAAATCTACTTTTTCAACCAAATTAATATCAAAATTGACTACTGCACATTTACTTGTTAAATAAATTGCACCTGCTGGACATCTAGAAGCACATAAACCGCAATTAATACATAGTTTTTCATTAATTGATGGAGTCAAACTCTCTTTATCCCATGAGATTGCTGAGGTTGGACATACATTATCGTTCACATCTACAGGGAAAGCATTAAAATACTTGCTTTGTGGTGTTATTTCTTCCGGTAAATATTTCATACAATAAGGAGTTACACAGCTAATACAGCAAGCACTGCATGATGATTGCGTTCTTTTCAAAATCGAAGGTTTATTTGGTACATGTAATATCTCTAATATTCGTTCATCAGATTTCATTAATAATATAGATTGTTTGTAATTCTTTTGGTTAAGAATTTTCGACATTTATTAAACCCTCCATCTTTCTGATTTCTTGTGGGTCGATATATGCGCTACCGCGTAGAGTTTTTATAGCCATTATCAACAGCGATTTAAAATCTATGATTCCGATTTTAATATTGAATGCAAACTTTATATCATCAATCAATCGTCCTACCTCTGCACGATCATGAGGCATATGATAGCCAACTGCTAAACTAACTGTATCCCAATCCGTATTATAAGTCTTGCGAGATAAGAGGATTATTTTATTTTCTAGTGCCTGGCGCACAGCTTTTATAGAAATATATTCTTCTTCTGAGGGGGATTTTATTTCAATGGGTATTGTAAAGTCATCGTCAATTGCAATTGCGTCCCATCTTTCATAGTTTATGCCTGCTCTTGTGGCAGTACAATTAAATCCTAATATACAAAATAAATCAGCAATTAATGGATAAAACACAGTTTGAGTTGCATTGTGGTATTCAGCAAACAATGAATCTACAATTTCTTGATCTTCTTTACCATCGTTTATCATGCTTTTTATCTTTTTTGAAATTTCTGATTCCTCTTTTAAAGATAATGTGTCTGTCGAAGTCTGGCTCAACAATCTCACAGTTCCTTTTGGTGCGGCTGTTATTTTATAAATGTCTTTAGTTTCCGCTACAATTCGGTTATACTCTTTTATGTCTGAAGATGATGGGGTGTATTCAATTCCAAGTGCAGAATTTACAATAGGTGTTTTGATAGTCTGATAAGGAGAAAAAAGTAACTCTTTATCACCAATATGTTTACTTAATGCAACTGAATCCTTAGCAATGCTATCATAAACAGGTGTAACATCAAAATTAGCCCTTTGTAGCATTGTATAAAAGCCAAGTCTAATCATAGCAGGCTTAACAGCTTCGTCCATCTTTTCAAAATGTTCTGTACGTATATCTAGAACTCTCTTAAGCCATTCAGCTTTTTCTCGACCATATTGGGTCATTTTTAGGATAACCATGTTTCGTCCATTAGGGTACAAGATATTTTGCCTAACTTTTTCAAACCAACCACAGTATGTTAATACGGACATTGGAAATCTAGTATAGTTTTGCATAGTATTAATTTGAATTTTTATTCTTTTAGACAATTCTAATATAGCTCCATGAAGTTTTCTAATATCACCCCGCATTGCTTTTATGTAATCAATCATTGATGAAAAAGCCCTTAAGTCGGTATCATCAATATTTAAAGGACCTACAATAATTTCATCACGACAAATATAGCCATCTAGTTCATAAGCGGTAAGAAGAATAGTGGCAAAAGTCCTTGATGCGTTTTCATTTTTATTATCAATAACTTGATTTGGGTAATTAATCCCTAAAACACTTTCCTCAAAAATGGATTTTGGATCGATTTTAGCCGCTGCCATATGTTCACCTAGAAGTGTAAATGAAAATAGAAGCGCCTTTTCTTCGCTGGAAGTTATCCAACCCAAGGATCGATATAATTCGGCATACATTTTTGATTGATTATATAACGGATCTCTGCTGCGATCTTTTCTAGTAGATAGTTTTAAAGCTTGCTCGCCGACATAACCTGAGGAAGCAGCTAAATTCATTTTCGTTAGTGTTTGAGACATATCATCTAAGGTAAAAACTTTATAATCGCTTAAATATGTATAAAGTGTTTGAAAGATATGTATAAAGGTTGGAATATCAGATCCCGGATTAGGAAACCTTATCATTTATTTATATCCTCCTTGGCTAAGAGAGCAAACCTTTCATCGTTTCGATGAAAGGTTTAGCACTGTCAATTTTTGTTTAGTTACTCGTTCGATTTAATTAATTATAGCACATTTTTTATTTTCGCAAGCCTATTATTGGCAACATCACACCATTTTTGCTCGATTTCAATACCGATCCATTTTATCTTATGTCCTTCTGCATTTAACTTTTCACAACAAACACCCAAAGTGCCAGAACCGTGAAATGGGTCGAGTATTGTGCCTTCATATAAACCATCTTTGTTTTTAGGACAAAAAGCTTTAATTAAATCTGTAATTAAAGATTCGGGTTTTTGTGTAGGATGCTCCGTTTTCTCTTCTTTGAATAATTTACCTGCTAATGTTGGATACTCCCAGATATCTCCTCGTAATGCACCTAAAGGATTAGGAGTCCATTTTTTTCTCTCTCCATTTGCTCCTGTATAATAAACTGGATTTTTTAATCGTTCTGCACTTTTATACGGTATTCTAATATCATCATAATTATATGTCCATTTTTTGTTTGATTTTGAAAACCATAAAAATGGCTCATATTGAGCTGTTGGAACAGTTTTAACACGACTAAAACCATTTTTATAATGCCAAATATTCATACGACGGTAATAGAGACCAGCTTCATACATAATTACTTGGATATAACCAATATAATTATGAATTCCAAACCAAATAATACTGCCGGTATCGTTTAACAAACTCTTGCAGTTTTCAATACGCTTTTTTGTTATGTCTAAAAATTCTTTTAATGGTAATTTGTCGCTATCATTACCAAAATCTTTATTAAGATTATAAGGTGGATCAGTGAGAATTAAATCAAAGCGCATTCCTTTTTTTATCATTTCAATTAATAATTCATCGCTGTTGCCACAGTAAACTTTGTTATACTCCATCTCCATTCGACATCCCTCACTTTTTTCGTTTTTCTTTTCTAAATATTAAGATGTATTGGTGATGAATGTTTTCCACATAAGCGAAGGGATATCCATAAGGTAAAAGACTTTTGTGATTTTGTATAAGAATCTTGGTACCTTGTAGTCCCCAAAAATGTTTATCATCAATAGCCGCTTTGTTAAGCTTTTGAATTAGATCACTATGAAAACTAATAAACTCTGATTTATTTCTAAAATCAGAAACTATTATACACATATATTTTCCTTCTTTTATAACCCTACCGCACTCGAGAAAAACATCATTAACTAAAACATTTATAAATTTTTCGTAATCTTCAATATTACCTAAATCATCATCACTATCGGAATAATTTGTAGCCAGGTTATTATTCACGCGTTCTTTGATTACTTTATGATCAGCACGCTTATTTAAAATTGCCCAATATGGTGGGCTTGTTACAATAAAATCAAAGAAATTTGATTCAAATGTTTTAAGTACTTTACGACAATCTCCATTAATGAATTTGTGATTAGATGATTCACCTTCTGCCACTTCTGTTTCCAATCTCTTAATTGCAAGCTCATGCCATTTCGGGGAAAGTTCAATTTGGGTGCAAATTCTTCCATTAAGTGCACAGGCTTTAGCGGTTGAACCGACCCCGCCAAACGGATCTAGTACCTTTTGACCACGCTTTGTAAAAAAAAGAATTAATCGGCCAATATCTTGAAAGGAAAATGGGGCTGGATGCTGCCTTTCAATTTGTGCATGAGGATGTTTGGCTCCCAATCCCTTTTGAAAGAAAAAACTTTTAGTTTCAGGAAGCCATTCTTTTCCTGTTAAGTCATTAAGTTTATTTCTAGGATCTACTTGAGAATACTCTTTTTCCTCATTTTTTGTTTCATTCTCTTTAGAATCGATTAAACTATTGATATTTGATTCATTGTTTTTTAAGGATTGTTCTTTGCCCATCCGTGGATTCTGTGGAGCAATAATTGTTTTGCTCATGTTTAAGTATTGCTCTAATTCAGTTATATCAAATCTGCGTTGACCACCTGGAGTCTTTATTGGGTTAAGAATTCCTTTTTCAACCATACGATACAGAGTAGAAACACTAATTCCAAGAAATTCTGCAGCGCTGCTTGTGTTTACAAAGTTTGCTACTTTGTTTGTTGCCATATGTATCACCTCGCTCTATAGTATATCGGAAATGTCAACACTTGTCAACACTATTCATCACTTATCCTCATAGAGCGGTGATATTATTCGTCATCTACAATCTCCATAATATCCCCAATATCGCATTTTAAAGCTTTACATATTTTAACTAAAACTTCGGTTGTTACGTTTTCGTTTTTCCCGAGTTTTGCCATTGAAGATGTACTAATACCAGCCGCTTCTCTTAAATCTTTCTTTTTCATATCTTTATCAATTAAGAGTTTCCATAGTTTTTTATAGCTTACGGCCATAATTGTCACCTCGCTCGTTATAAAGAATACCACAAAGTAGGCCGAAACACAATAAAAATTTGAGTTCGCGTATTTAATATTGTGTTTTGCGCAATTTATGTTATAATTTACACAAGGAAATATCTGGTCTGAATGATGAAATGTTATTATGGAGGTACGGTATGGCAAGTGTCAGCTCGTTCAGAGATGTTATTGCAAACATGTATTATAATGAAATCTTTGACGAATTGTCTGAATATATAGAGGACAACCCGGATAAGCTTGAATCCAACTCATACCATGTACAATCGCCGGATGAAGCGGTATTATCCGACTTTGACATCATAATGATAGACATAACCGATTCGCCAGGTAACAGTATTTTATTTGATGTAATTGTTTCCGCTGAAGTTGAAATAGCAGAAACAGTGCGAAGGAATCGCGAGACTGACGGTATAGAACAATGGTTCCGTATCTCCTGTAAAGCTGACCTTGATGACGGAATTCAGAATTTTCAAATCAAGTCTGTTTCAATATACAACAAGTACAGAGGGAGCAAATTAGGCCGACTGTCTGAGTATTTAGTGCCAATTATAGAAAAGGAACAGTTTGACAATGTTGCTACTGAATTTCTAAATGAGTTTTGCCCAGAAGCATTAAGTACTCCTATGCCCATTCCAGTAGATGAAGTAGTGAAAAGAATGGGGCTTAAGGTTAAGGTAATCCAGCTTACAAAGCATTTCACTATATTTGGTCAAATAGTCTTTGGCGATTGCACAATAGAGTATTACGACAGAAATGAAAGAACATATAAGCCTTTGGAAGTTTCAAGAGGAACAATTCTCGTGGATCCTAATGTGTATTTCATGCGAAACATAGGGTGCATGAACAATACCATTATTCATGTGGATTTATGTCAATATAGTAGACACAAAAACTCAAATTTTTATGCAGTTTTTCTTAAAGCATCTTCAAGCTGTTGAGGAGTCATATAACCGATACTGCTATGAAGCCTTTTTCTGTTGTACCAGGATTCTATATATTCAAATATAGCTAGCCTTGCAGCATCAAAGTCATAGTATGTAGCTAAGTTTACTTCTTCCTTTTTTAGTGTAGCATGAAAGGATTCTATACAAGCATTGTCATAGGGACATCCCTTGCCGCTAAAGGAATGAACTATATTATGTTCATTAAGATAATCATCAAATTTAGAGCTTGTATATTGGGAGCCCAAATCACTGTGGAGTATAACAGTATTCTTTGGTTTTTGAGTTATGTAGGCATTTTCTACAGCCTTTATAGCTAGTTCTGTATCCATAGTCTTTGAAAAAGCATAGCCAATAATTTTCTTTGTATGAAGATCCAAAACTGAAGCAAGATAGCACCATCCGTCTTTAAGTGTATAAATATAAGTTATATCAGTAACCCATTTTTCATTTATTGTAGTTGTTGAAAAATCTCTTTTCAAAACGTTTTCTTTAGCCTCTATTTTGCTTTTGGAAGAGTGAGGTCTGAATTTTTTGATAATTATGGATTTTATATTTAGTTTTTTCATAATCCTTTGGACTCTCTTAAGGCTTATGGCATGTCCTCTTTCTTCACGAAGCACTTTATGTATTTTGGGAGCACCATAACGACCTTTACTATCTTTATAGATCTTCAGTATTTCTTCCTCGTACATCTTGTTTTCTACGCTTCTTTTGCTTTCGGTTTTGTTTAGATACTTATAAAAAGAGCTTCTTGAAACCTTTAACACTTCACACATTAGCGTGATATCATGCTCTTCTTTATGATCATTTATAAACTCAAAAATAGAGGTTACTTCTTTGCGAATATGGCCATGGCTTTTTTTAATATTTTATTTTCCTCCTCAAGCCTTGCCATCTTCTTTAACATTGCCTGATACTCTTCTGATGTTATAGTTGTATCTTTATCCACAGTTATTGGTTTAGCTTTCTTAATCCATCCATTGATTGTTGATTTTGATATGCCATATTCGCTGCTAAGCTCTGCCAAACTCTTACCAGAGTTATAGAGCTCTACAATTGTCTTTCTAAATTCTTCTGTATAATACTTTTGCCCTTTTGCCATTGTAGACACTTCCTTCCCTTTTTATATTTTAAGGCGTTCGGCTTTTTGTGTCTACACTAATATACTAACACCATATTGTAGTTGATAGCAGTTAACTTTGATAATTCTTTTAATGTATCTATACCACGCTCTTTCATTAGAGTATTTAAATTTGATACAAGTAATGATTGAATAGCTGTTGGCAAATAACCACCTCCTACAATAAATATCATACAAAAAATAAATATGTTTATGTTGTACTTTAAGCAACTTTATTTATTTGAGAAATATGTACTTTGAGCAACTGTTTTGTGGCATATTATTTGTATATTTTTAGTTGCATAATATGTTAAAATATTTTAAAATTAATTTATAAAAATTTAACCAACTTATCAAGAGTCAGGGTAGAGAGTTGGCTCGATGACCCTGCACCAACCTGCAGTATGCTGCAAGGTGGTAAAGCCAGCACCGATGAGGAGGTGGTAATAATGGTTGAATTATAGCCTTCTTGTCAGGTTACGGCAGGAAGGCTTTTTTAACGGTTTTATATCTAAAAAATTGAATGGAGGCATGTTGAGTGAAAATCGAACGAGTTGGGCACAAATACACCGTTGTTCCTAAAGATAATGGGGAATACATGGCTGTCATGATTCTTTCCGAACACGATAACTACAGTGATGCTTTAAAAGCCACGCTTGAAGCAATGGACAAGGAATCTGATGAAATAATGAATAGTGAGATTGAAGAACTCAGAAAACAGGGCATAGAAGCGGTATCATTTAAGGAAGCCATAAAAGATATGACACCCGAGCAGCGGGAAAGGTTCCTTGAAGAGAGAAACAGGAAATTTATAAATCCTCTTCTCGATATGAATATTGAAATGCTCGAACAAAAAAGAAGGCGGCTTAAGATTAAACGTGTAAAATAGGAGGATATCAGATCCTTAAAAATGGAGCACCCTACTGATAAAGTCCGGTGTTCCATTTTTATTCGGCATTATGCAACTTTTTCCTCTCAGCTTTTGAAAGAGATTTATAGACCAGTTCATACAAATGGTCTATCATCCAAATAAACTCATCATCGGGAACTGAACCGTCAACGGTAATTGTATTCCAATGCTCTTTATTAAGATGATATCCCGGGGTAATTGCCGGGTACTGTTGACGCAGTGATTGTGCTATGAAAGGGTCGCATTTTAATGATATGCATGCTTTTCCATTCTTCATAGAGATTAGTGCAAACATCCTGGAGCCTACCTTTATAACAGCAGGCTTTGAACCAAAGGGATAATCCGTAATAGCATAAGGCTTTGATAAACAGTATTACGTAAGTTTTTCTATGTTCATTTGTATATCTCTCGCAAAAACCAGTTCATCATAATCTTTTTTAATATTCAGAAGTAAATTTTGAAAAGTAAAAAAATTACATTGACACATGGAAATAATATGGTAAAATGAAAACAGGGATAGGCAAAGATAGGCAAAATCAAGTGTATTCTTGCTTAATCTAAATTGAAAGTGAAGGAGGTGAACGACAATGCAGAACATGAAAAACGAAATGGCTGTTGGTAGTCGCTTTACTAACATAATTGACGACTCCACATAGGCTTTTTTGTTTAGGCAATTTTGATGTAATAAGGTTACATTATAAAAAATATCGATATATTTTATGAAAATTGAATAGTGGACAAGACAGACTGACAGTCATTTTGTTTTTGATGTTCAGCAGATATATAAACAAATTGATTAGATGATTGGAGGTCTGTCGGGGATGATCAAGTATTATGATTCCTCTTAGGTTGAAATTTTAGAAGCCTGCGTAGCGTGGATAGTGGAGGCTTTATTTGTGTTTCTAAAATTTGAGCTTAAGAGGATTTTTTATTTTTCCAGAAAACATTTTATGAAAAGGAGTTAATTCAAAATATGATAGAAAAAAACAATAATGCACAATTGTATGAAATACTGAAGCTTAAATTGAAGGATTTTGATAAAAACAATACGTTGGTTATAGATGGAGATAAACTTAAAAAGCATAGAATCCAAAACAGAACGTTGGTAAAAGAATCTGAACTGATAAGGATTATCAAGCACCTTAATCCCAAAAACTGCCAAATGAGTGAAAGCGGCTTTCCTTTTTTAAAGGATATTATTTCGGTTAATATTAATAAAATCAACGCATACAAAAATATGACAACAGGAATTATCAATTTTAATGGAACGAACTATAAGCGCTTAATGAGCAGTTCCGGCAACTTAAGGAATAAGAAGGTTATTTTCATTAACGAAGATTTGTATGACAAAGTAAATAAAATTCTGCTTTGCGGGATGCCTGAAGACATGGAGTTTGATATTTTTGCGAAATTTTCAGCATACTACGCACTGGTGAATACGGACAGTAATCCTGTTACAATGCCAAAAATGGTAGTTGTTGATGATTATGTCCATAGCATTACTGAAAAATTTGATCTTGTAAAAGAAATAGAAAAAGATAAATATGTTGTTGAAAATAACGTTGAATACACTACTAAAACAAAGCCTTTTGACGGCGCTGGTTTGGTTGACATTTCATTGGCTAAAAAATGGGTTAAAAAATTGAAGCTGGATTATATCCCAAGCGCATTTCAGTTCAGAGCAATTCCTGGACTCAAAGGGAATTTATATACATTCGATATCAAGGCATTTGCAAAAGAGCGCGGAAGGACTAAAATTGTTGATATATGGGGAAAAGAGTGGGATATAGAGAAAGATGGGATCAATTGCATATTAACGAAAAGCCAGTTCAAGTTCTATAAAAAATTTAATAGCTTTCAAGATTGGCTGGACTCATTCAACGAAGTTATTTATGGGTACAGAAGGACATTTAACATAAGCAAAGTAGCTGATAAAGTGTCTGATCTGCCACGAAGGAAACCATTGAGCTACCAACCTTTGCAAAGCCTGGAATTAGATGAGGAAAAGATTAAGAAATTATGTGCTGATACAGTAGAAGCGATAAAACGGATTAGTACAGATGTTGATAGTTTCCTGGAGTACAGGGGGCTGGTGGCTGAGGAAGAAGATGACGATGAAAACAATTCAATTGATGTACCTGATTACTATAAAGCATTGAAGAAAAATAAAAATCTGTTTTACGATGATTGGATACAGAAAAAGGTACAGGCGGATATTAAAAATTACAAGGAAAGGACTTATAGAGGCGGTATACTGGTTGAGGGGAACTACCAGACGTTTATACCCGACATATACGGGCTTGCCGAATATGCGTTTGGATTGCCGGTTAAAGGGTTGCTGGGAAAGGATCAGGTGTATTCAAACTACTGGCTCAATAAAGGAGTCAAAGTGATTGACATTATTAGATACCCACATATTGCGATGGAGCACAAAATATCCGAGGTAGTAAGCCCTGCAAAAATGCAATATTATAAATATATCACAGAAGGAATTGTCACAAACCTGTACGACAGCACGGCTTTGAAACTCAATGGAGCCGATTTTGACAATGACAAGGTTTTGACAACTTCAAATAAAATTTTGATAGCTGCCGCCAGGAAAAACATGGGCAATACAATTGTATATATTCCTATGGAAAAAGACGGCGATGGTAAAGAAGTAGAAAGGTACAAAATCAATAATATGGAAAGGCTCATAAAAACAGATGTCGATGGAATGTCCAACAGCATCGGTGAAGTAGTCAATAAGATTACAAAGCTGTGGAGTTTGCCTCAGACGGAAAAGGTGAAAGACTACATTAAAATAATGAGCGTTGTTGGCTCGCTGACAATAGATTTCGTAAAGACTGGGGTCAAAGCCGGGGTACCAGATGAAATAGAAAAATACCTGGAAAAAGTAAAAAAACCTTATTTTATGAGATACATTAAAACATATCATTCATACGTGACGAAAGAAAAGAGGATAAACAACAATAACGAAATCCTCGGAGAAGAAGAAGAGCACCTTTTTGACGACAGGAATTGCACCATGAACAGGATTTGCAGGTACATGGAGCAGCAGGTGGGTAAAATAAACCTTGAAAAAGGCAAGGGGCAGTTTGACTGGGCAAGCATGTTGGCTGCCGAACCATATATATATAACCATACTTATCCGAAGGTATTAAGGCTGTTAAAGGCATTGAAAAAAGAACATGACCAGATAGCCCAGCGCCACATATTTGAAGAATATAACAGGGATGAGAGACAGGAGAACGGATACCGCTATGATATTTTTTACGGCTATGCTAAAGCAGCTTTGCTGAAAATTTGCCCTGATCTAGATAAGCTGATCGATTATGTTGTTTATGCATTCTATGCTGATGCGGATTTTGGCGTCCATAATTTAGACAAGGCCATATTGTGGAACTGTTTCGGTGAGGAAATCAATAAGAGACTGGATGGACAAAGCAATAAAAAACAGATTGATGTTGACAAGTTAATTAAGAAGGCACAGAAAATGAATGCAAAGAGGAAAAAAATAAAGGCTGGCGATAAGAAAGTAATCATCGGCTTGTTCAAAGATAAAAGGATTTCTGCAAAGGTTACAAAAGCTGAAATAAAGTATATAAAGGAAAAATTAAAAGACTCCGAAGCTAGGAAGCTGTCATTTGTACTGCTTGTTTTGGAGAAAGCATGCAAGTCTGTCAACTGCGAAGTGTTTGAGATACGCCAGGGAGACAAGGGGAAGGTCACAAAAACCCATGTATGCAAACTTGCCGGGATCAGCGACCTTAAATATAAAAAACTGATGTCGCTGCTAAACCAAAATGGCGTTATTGAGCTCAATAAATCAAAGAGCGGCGTAACCCTGGAATGTGAAGTGCTTTTTAAAAATGATAATGATGAAGAGGCAATAGAGATTTATGATATCAATGACTGCAGAAAATATTTTAAAAAAATTTCATAGTGGTATTTGCTATTATCAGCACATGGTTTGTAGTAACTATGCTCTTTAAACCTTCGAATTTTCATATGGGAAAATATCCCTGAAAGCCTTGAAAATATTGACAAGGACATGATTGTGTAAATTTTAATATAGGGAAATAAAGTAATAATTTTGAAAATTTTATTTCAGCAATAGATCAAAAAGCCAGAGGGTTTTTGGCCGGAATATTTCTGCTGTGCCAAAGACCCTTTGGATTAAACGAGAAGGGTGGTGGGAACAAAGTGTTATCAAACCAACTTATCCGAGAGCAATTATCGGAATATTTAAGGCAACATGGGGTAAAGCATAAACACATAGCTAAACATGCGGGATTGAGCGATACAACCATATGTTTGTTTTTGCAGGGGCAGAGAGAATTGCCGGAAGAAAAACTAAGAACAATTCAATCTTTGATTAAAAATGGGCTAAATTAATTATATATTTTTTATGCAAATACAAACAAAAATCCAATTGTATCATAACATACTATTACAAAAATTTCAATAAATATTTAAAAATTTTTTTACAGGCAGGATAGTTTAAATAAAATTGATATCTTGTTTTTTTAATGTGCACAAATCAAGGGGAAATGAATTTATGCAAAACAATGTAAAACTGGTTTTTACGGCCAAGCTGGCCAGATGCTTGCTTAGGCTCGGTTACCGGATTATTGATATCAAACCTAATAAATATAATCCTCACAGGACTGTTTTTGTATTTAAAGACTGTGACGGCTTAAAGGAAGCTATCAGAGAGGCAACACAGATATCATAAATTAACAAGTAATTAACAAGTCAAAAACACAGAAGAAGGGGGTGAGGGATTATTTGACCGTTGCAAATGCAATAGCGTATGAAGATTTTGATGATGCTTTAAAAATCAATGTAAGTGTAGATGAAAAAAGATTCACTAAAAAACCAGACAAGCCAACAATGATCAAAATAAGCAATAGAATAGCATCTTATCCGAGATATGCTGAATTGGAAAGGCTTCCAGAAATCATAGGGGAAAGAGGATTCAGCTGGTGTCCGGCAACTTTTACGGATGGCAAAAGGAAAATTTCTAATTTCAAAAGCCAGCAATTATTTGCGCTTGATTTTGATAAAGGAATTACATGGGAAGAAGTGCAGGAGCGAGCGTCAAAATACAGGCTTCCCATTTCATTCGCATATGAAACCTTGTCCAGTATGAATAAAAGCAAGTTCAGGGTAGCTTTATGCTGTGATGTTGAAATAACCAGTGACAGAGCAGCAAGAGTAATACAGATAGCTTTGATGGAGATATTTCCTGAGTGTGACCCAAACTGTAAAGACTGCAGCAGATTATTCCTTGGTGGTAAGGGGCTTATATATGTTAATGAAAATATCAACACAGCTTTGTTTAATATCAGTGACCTGATGCTTGCTCTTGTGGAGTATTACAGGGATATTGATAATGGGAACAACAATGTATCAAGAAAAATTAAGAAATATGCAGAAAATGTGGGTATTGAATTAAAAAATAGTCTTCCAAGAGTTGAGATTTTAGAGGAGGAAGATATTTCAGAAATAAAAACTGACGTCCTGGGGGCAAGTCCTATTATATATAATAATAAAGGAAATGCCCCTGAAACGTCAAAAACTTATTATGCTATTTACCTTACTAATAAGATAAAAAAAACAAAAGTTGTCAAGACAGGGGAAGGCCAGGAAGAAGTTGTCATATATGAAACAGTAAATACAAAGACAGGCAAAAGGGATTTAATAAGAAATTTCAACTTCGATCGGTTAAAGGAGGCATGCAGGCTATTTAGTGAATTTGCCGAAGGAAAAAGGTGGTGCTACCATCCTGAGCTATGGGGAATGGCAACAAACCTGTGCCAGATAAAAGGCGGCGGCGACAAATTCATACAGATACTTACCGACAAGGTTAATGAACAGTATGAAAGCTATATGGAGAAAGATTGGGAATACTATATAAACTATATCCAGAAGCAAGACTATTTGCCCCAACGATGTGTTAATTTCTGCCCTTATGCAGAAGAGTGCAATCATGCAAAAAATATGATTATGACAGCCAAGACCAGACGAAATACAATTGTCAAATTATCCAATAATTATGAGTATGCGACTCTGAGCGAGGCTGAAAAGGATTTACATGATACATTTGTTAAGCTGCAAGCTGTAAAGGACGATAAAATCCATGTAATAAAGGCTCAAACAGGAATTGGAAAATCCCGTACATATATCGGCTGTTTGGATAAAGCGGACAGGCCTTACATAATTGCAGTCCCAACAAATAAACTGAAAGAGGAAATATATAAGAAATGCACGGATGCCGGCTACCATGTAGTTATGACACCAACCTTGCCTTCAGATATTCCAGAATATATAAAAAATGAAATTGAGCGTTTATATAGCATTGGCGCTACTTATACAGCGGGGAAATATATCAGGAAGGCGGCAAAAGAAAAGGGCCTGCCGCAGCTGCTTGAATATATTGAACAGATGGAAACAGTAAAATCATTTCAAGGGCATATCATTACCACCCATTCAAGGCTTCTATATTTCAAATCAGAACAATTTCAAAACCATAATATTTTAATTGATGAAGATATTATAAAAACATTGCTTAAGGTTGACAAGGTCAGCATAAAAGATCTGCTAAAAATACAACAGCATCAATACATATCGAGCATGGACAAGTTTGAGATAGACCGGAAGTTCAAATACATATTTCAAGATAACAATTATCAAACTTTTATAAAAACGAACCCTATTTCTGTTAATAATATGTTAAACTTTGAAAGGCAAATTGCAGATTATGAAAGTGAAATCAACAGCAATGCAATAGGGTTTCTTAATTGCTGTGTTGCCTACAGGTACAATACTGACAAGAAAAAAATGGCTGTAAAAGGTTATTACAGCGATGGTGATATGATTCAGTATCTTGTAAAACGCGAACTCCCAAAGCAGAAAATTATTATTATGAGTGCTACGGCAGATGAACAAATATATAAACGGATGTTTGGGGACAGAGTGGAATTTCATTATTGCAATAAGGCGAAATATAAAGGGAAACTTATTCAATATCCTGCAAGAAGCTACAGCAGGCAGTGTATTGAAAACGATAGCGAATTAATGGATATTGCAAAAAACATAGTTGGAGATATACCGATAATTACATTTAAAGCAAAGAAGGAAAATGAAGAAGATTTAAACTTCGGAAGCACAGAAGGACATAATTGTTTTGAGGGACAGGATATAGCTGTTGTGGGTACTCCGCATTTGCATGAGCTTGTTTACAAAATGTATGCGGTAGCTCTTGACATTGATATGTCGGATACGGAAATGAAATACCAGGAGGTTGAACGAAACGGCTATAAATTCTGGTTTATGACATATAGAAATGAAGATTTGCGGAATTTACAATTGTGGTTAATAGAGAGCGAATTGGAACAGGCGGTAGGCAGAGCAAGATTATTGAGAAATAACTGCTCTGTTTTTTTATTTTCAAATTATCCGTTAGAACAAGCGGAATTTAGATATTTATAAAAGCACAAAAGGAGAAATTAACAAATTAAATAATTACAGAGAAAAATTTCAAGATTTATTAAAAGCAATCTAATATTTATTAAGCTGGAGCATCACTGTTGGTGCTCCTTCTACTTTTTATTAAGGAGGATGCTGACTATGGATTTGATAAAAACAATTGCAGAAGAAACAATGCGTTTCTGTGTTGGGCTATATGGATTTTGTGTTTTGTTTTCGGTTTATTATGTAATATCATTTGGGATTGAAAGGCTGGTGAATTGGATTGGAATTCAGAAAGATAAATATAGACAGATTAAAACACGCAGAATATAATCCCCGTAAAGATTTGAAGCCTGGGGATGCAGAATTTGAGAAAATAAAAAACAGCATCACTGAATTCGGCTACTGTGAACCGATCATTGTAAATTCCGATATGACCATTATCGGGGGCCATCAGCGAGCCAAGGTACTTAAAGAACTTGGTTATACTGAAATAGACTGCGTTGTAATCAATATTGACAAGACCAAAGAGAAAGCATTGAATATAGCTCTTAACAAGGTTACCGGCGAATGGGATTTTGAGTCACTGGCAAAACTGCTGGATGAATTGAAGGAAGAAGATTACAATATTGAGCTCACGGGTTTTGATTTTTCTGAAGCAGAGAAGCTCTGGGACGAATATATAAGTGAGAATAAAAGGGATTATTATAAAGATGATGATTTTGATATTGAACTGCCGGAAGAGCCGGTAACAAAAAGGGGAGATATATGGCTTTTGGGTAAACATAGGCTAATGTGTGGCGACGCTTGCAATGAAAGCGATGTTGCGGCTTTAATGCGGGAAGATTTCGCTGATATGGTATTCACAGATCCGCCTTGGAATGTGAATTATGGCGCAACAGAGCATCCAAGCTGGAAACAAAGGACGATTCTCAATGATTCAATGACTACTGAAGAATTTAAAAAGTTTTTGGATTCTGCCTTTAAGGTAATGAATAAGTTTTCTAAGCCTGGATGCATGACCTATGTTGTTATGTCTGCTCAGGAGTGGGGAAACTTGATGCTTTCTTTGAAAGAGAATGGATACCACTGGTCATCAACAATAATCTGGAATAAGGATAGGCTGGTACTTTCAAGAAAGGATTATCATACCAAGTATGAGCCAATATGGTATGGCTGGAGTGATGGCTCTGCAAGGCTTCATCCATTGACTGATAGACAGCAATGTGATGTTTGGGATATTCCCAGACCATCTGTATCTGAACTGCATCCGACAACAAAACCTGTGGAGCTTGTTGTTAGAGCAATCAAGAATAGCAGCAACATGAAAGATATTGTGCTTGATTTATTCGGTGGTTCGGGCACTACACTAATAGCTTGTGAAGAAACGGATAGAAGGTGCAGAATGATGGAATTGGATGAAAAATATGCAGATGTAATTGTAAAGCGATACATTGATAAAGTCGGCAGCGATGCTGATGTTTTTGTTTTGAGGGATGGAGAAAAGATTAGGTATGCGGACATAAAGCGTGAGCAGGTTGTAGTCTAATATTGTCAGCAAATATCGTCTCTCATTCTATTTGTCCGAATATTTTTAAGGATAATTGACAGTTTAAAAAGCCTGAAACCCTTCATTTAACTTGATTTAATGTGCTTTCAGAGTGATTAATGTAGTACACAAAATCATGAAATGGAGGGTTTTATATTATGGAAAGAAAAGAAATCGTTAAGGCATTGGGAGAACATTTTGGAGTTGAGCCAAAGTACATGGGAGTGCCGAGTTTCGCTTATCAGATTGAAACAGCGGAAGAAACTTACACAATTGACCGAGCAGGGAAGATTACAACTTCGGCAGGGATAGAAGTGGAGCTTGATAGTATATTAAATGAAGAGATTGAAAAGAAAACAAGCGAACCTGCAGCAACAGAGACAGGAACCTTTGAAGTTGCAGTTCCGATGGAATGCCATACAGGCATTTCCTTGAGAAATCTGGTCAATATGATTTACAGCAAACAGGGCCTTATCAAGAAATCATTAGGGCTTACAGCAAATATTATTGAGGATGATTTTTGCATAGGTATCAATGAAGCCAAAACGGAAACATTAGAGGATATAAAAACAGCCATAGAGGGTATTGGAGAAAAGCGCTGCCCAGGGATTGCCTTTGATTTTAATAACAACACCATTACCTTCAAGTTTTTAGGAGGGGAAGCAAGTCCTGAAAAGGTAAAAGCCTATACCCAGCTTGTAGCATTATTGAACCAAAATGCCAAAACTTTAAAGCATGTTTCCGCTAAAGCCAAGGATACCGATAACGACAAGTTTACCTTCAGGGTTTTCCTTATTAGACTTGGTATGGTGGGAGATGAGTACAAGGATACAAGGAAAATATTGCTTGAAAACTTGGAAGGGAACTCTGCCTTTAGAAGCGGCAAAAAGCCTGATAAAAAGTAGATATTGCAACAAAATAACGGACTATCGATATAATATCGCTTCACGTGGGCTTGAGAGGCGATATTTTCATATTGGTGGTGTAGTTGCTGGGTTTGCAGTTAATAGCCGGCTTATAGGCGAAGGTATAAATGGGTGAAATGGATATATATTTCAACTTTACTTTCAGGCTGGTTTTGAGGTAATGTACTACCTAACCAAATAAGGAAAGGGGATTTTAAGAGATGCGAACTGAAAACTTAATAAGGGAAACCTTGAAGGGCTTGCTGGCAACTGCAAATGAGAAAATATGTGTGCTTGGCTTAGAGGATGCCCAGGAGGATTTAAGGCAGATCAGGGATATGTACGTTGAACTGGTTCGGTTCTGGGCTTTGGATGAGCATTTGATTGAGGAGTTTGATGAGCAGATAGGGTTATTGAAATAATGTTTGCCGGGATAAGGGGCTTCGGTTGAGGCTCCTTTTCTTGTGAATAAACATCAGTTGCAATTGCATTGACGGAGAGTTAACATGGATACTCATAGCGATAACCAAATTTAGGAAAGAGGTTGTTTATATGAGTGGAATCATTAAATATTTCAGAGAATTTATTGAAAAAAGGTCGGAAGAGATATGTGTTGATCTTGCTAAAAACGATAAAGAATATAAGGAGCTGTGCATTAAATCATCTGACCTTCAAAACAAAATTATTGATGCACTCGGAGATGAACAGAATTCAATATTTTTTGAATATGAGGATGTTGTAAATGCCCAGGCTGGAATCAAAGAAGAGGAGCTTTATAAAGCAGGATTTATTGATGGCATCAAAGTGGCAAAGTTAATTGATAAAATATAAGATTCAGTAATTGAATCAATAACAAAGCTTTGTTTTTTTTGAGGAGGTGAAGTAAATATGGCGAATAGTGTGCTTACAAAATATTACACGCACGTTGAACCGAGACTTGATGAGATAGAAAAGTGGGTTGATGAAGGATGCACCAAAGCTGAAATTGCAAGGCTGCTTGATATTAGCCTGTGGGCTTTGGATGATTATACAAAAAAGCATCCACAATTAGCAAAAATATTAAAAAAGGATGATAAGTGGAATACGGTAATTCTGCCGAAATTGTCTGACATAAAGGATTGGCTGGTTAATGGGGCGACAGTTAGAGAGGTTTGCAGTAAACTTGCGATTTCTCCTGATACTTGGTATCGTTATTGCAGAGAGCATGAAATCCTCATGGAACTTGTAAACATGGGCAGGAGCGTGTTATGTAATCAAGTGGAAAAATCATTATTGAAGCTCTGCACCGGCTACGACTATGAGGAACTCAAGACCATTGTAGAAGAGGACAAGAATGGCAAGAAGCGCACCAAGATTGAAAAGATAAAGCGACATCAGCCGCCTTCGGCTCAGGCAATAGCGTTTTTCCTTCGTAACCGTATGCCAGAGGAATGGAGCGATAAGAAGGAACTCATATTGGATACAAGCCAGAATGAGGAAGCAAGGAAGAAATTGTTTCTGCAGATGATAAACGGTGAATTGGAAAAGGAAGATGATATTATTGACTGCCAGGAGGAACAGCAAAGAACAGATGATGAATATATGCAATAATCTTATGTCGTCAGTTTTCGCCGGGATAAATGCCGGTTTTATATATAAAAATGCCCCAAAACAGCCTGATTTCAATGCATAATTAGGATTATGTCTTGAGTTGACTTCAAGGCATTACAGAGGTAATATGGACACACCAAATAAAGGGAGGGTGTGCCTATATGCTTGATTTAAGCGGTTTTGAAGCATATTTGAGAAGTAAAGAACGCAGCCGGAATACTATTAGCTGCTATATCAGGGACAGCAAGGCTTTTATTGATTGGTACAGCAGCAGGACAGATTGCGGTTTTGATAAGCTGATTGAACTTGATGCCATTGAATATAAGAAGCATTTGCTCAATACGAGTGAATCGGTGGTTACAGTCAACAGAAAGATTTCCAGTATCAATATCTTTTTCAAGTGGCTTTATGAAAGCAGAATAACTCCTGATGAAATAAAAATAAAACCAGTAAAGAATCGGGATGCCCGCCAGTATAAAGGCTTGGAGGAAAGGGAGTTGAGGAAACTCCGAGCCGAGATACACAGAAACAGGAATAAAATGCATATATGCATCATTGAAATCTTGCTTGGAACGGGGCTTCGGGTGAGTGAACTCTGCAACATAAGGCTTCGGGATATAGAAATATCCGAACGTAAAGGCTCTTTGAGAGTTATAGGCAAAGGAAACGTAAACAGAACAATACCATTGAACAAGGATGTCCGAAAAGCAATTAAGGATTATCTTGCAGTAAGACCTAAAGATGACAGTGACTTCCTTTTAATAGGCCAGCGAGGGGCTTTGAAGAGGAACGCAATCAACCTTATTCTTGAGAAATACGGCAAGAGAGTGGATGTTGAAGTTACTCCGCATCAGTTGAGGCACACGCTTGGATATAAGCTGGTCAAGGAAGGGACAGCCATTACAACTATTCAGCAGATACTTGGCCATGAGAATATCATGACTACAAACCTTTATACCGTTACCACCGAGCAGGACAAAGCAGATGCCTTGGAAGCATTGGAGTGGTAAGCAAGCCCTTCTATTCATGCGCCTTTCCAAAGGGAGGGGTGCTTCTATTTGTAAAAATTGCCCCGACAGCAAATGACGTGAAAATTTTTTTGGTGAAATTTGCTGAAAAATATATACACTTATACTATGAAATGCTAAACTAAAATTGTGCGTCATTGAACGGGGGTGTAAAGATGAAGGTGGATTTTACAAGGCTACAAAAAATAATAGCTGATGATGATTCCAAAAATAAGATTGCAAATAGTACAAGCGTGTGTCTTGATGAATATATGAATTACATAACAAATTATCTGTTGAAGTGTAAAGAATTAAATGAAGAAGAATTGGCTATGTTAGTAATAAGTGAACAGAACTGGCTGATCAGAAGAGATTTTTTTGCTTCAAAGGCACCAGTTGATATTGGAGATATTTTCTATGCCGATTTAGGAAAAAATTATAAACCAGAATGTTCATATGGTCATCCAGTATTGGTAATGGAGATAATAGGGAATATGATATTCGTTGTTCCTGTATCATCTTCTCCAGATAAAATAAAAGAGGCATACCATCCTATAGATAATAAGGATGGAAATACAAATTTGAGAAAGGTTACTGACAGAGAAGGTTTTAAGAGTGACTGCACATTGCTGTTAAGTAATGCTAGGACTATAAGCGGGGGAAGATTGTTAGAGAAAAAGGGAAATATATTTAATTCTGATAAGGGTAAGGAACTATTTGAAGAAATTAAGAATACAATGTTATTAGGATACTTCCCGAAACAGAAGATATCAATGGATAAGTTAAATGCTGAAAATGAGAAATTAACAAAGGAAAATGAAGGACTTAAAGATGAAATTGAATCTTTAAAGAAACAGATTTTAGAACTACAATCCAAAGAAAAAAATTAATTCGAGTTAATTGACAAAATCAATTTAAACTGTTAGAATAAATTTGGAGATATTATGTATAATAATATTGAGCGTAAGGCGTCTTAAGCTAATAATGATTGAGCCGTAAGGGCAAAGTGGAGCATCTCATTAAACGAGGTGCTCTTTTAATTTATAAAAATAGAGGTGATTCGATGCCAATACAACAAGACCATCACCGCCAAAACCTCCTGCTAAAAGAATATCTGAACAAATATTTCTCCCCGGACAAGATAGAAGAACTTGTCGGGGAGTTTTCATTTTCAGAGCTTCGCAAGCTGCTTGGCGAGATGGATATAGAATTTTTTGCTTTGTGTTACTTTCCGAAATACTTTGACAGAAAGTTTGGGCAGTTTCACAAGGAGCTATTTGATGAATTAAAATATATGCTGGACAATAAAGGGTTGATAGAAGCTTTTGGATTGCCAAGGGAGCATGGGAAAAGTACAATCAACTCTTTTTTATTCCCGCTGTATTCAACTTTATATAATAAATCACAGTTTACATTGATTATATCGGCAACAGAGCAGGTTGCTCTTCCGTTCCTTGATATGATTAAGGATGAGCTTGAGAATAATCAGCTATTGATTGAGGATTTCGGAATCTATAAGGGCAACCGCTGGAATAATAACGAGATATGGATAAGGGGCAGAGGTGGAGTGGACGCCTGTATCATGATTCGAGGGATTGATGGCTCATTGAGAGGAATCCACTTTAAGCAGCATCGCCCCCAACTTGTACTTCTGGATGACCTGCTCAAAGATGATACCGCAAAATCGGAAGCTAAGCGTGAACAGGTTAAAAGTACATTTACCGATGTTGTCATTCCTATTGGAACAAAGGATACAAATATACTTGTGGTCGGTACCATTCTCCATGAGGAAGATCTGATGGCTGAACTTCTGAAAGGGAAAATCCCAGGAGTCCGAAGTATTAAGAAATCGGCAGTTATAAGCTTTGCAGAACGAGATGACCTTTGGAGTGAATGGGAATCAATATATAATAACCTTCAGGACTTAGACAGGATTGAAACTGCCAAGTCCTTTTTTTATGACCATCAGGAGGAAATGCTACAAGGTACGGAGATTCTGTGGCCGGAATATCTGGACTATTATTACCTGATGTGCAAAAAACAAGCTATGGGAGATAAATCCTTTTATAAAGAAATGCAGAATGACCCACGTTCTACGGATGATTACATATTTCAGGATATTCAATACTGGGACAGGCTTCCTGACTTTGAAGAAATGGAATTGGTGATGTATGTTGACCCTGCAATTAAAGCCGGAAAGAGGAATGACTATTCTGCAATCACTATCCTTGGGAAGCATATAAAAACAAAACAGAAATATGTTGTGGATGGCTGCATATACAGGATGCTTCCCGATGACCTGTTCCAGATTGCCATAGAAAAGCTTAAGCAATATCCCATTGAAAAGATAGGCTTTGAAACAACACAGGCACAAAGCTATATGAAGCAGAAGTTTGAAGAGGAACTCTGGAAGAATAAAATATATACTCCTGTGGAAGAAGTGATAAGCAGGGGGCAAAAGCATGAGAGGATAATCTCCCTGGAGCCGGAAGTTAAGAAAGGGCATATATTGTTCAACCCTGCTAATATAAGATATAACAATCAGGTGAAGGATTACAATAAATCGGCAAAATATGATGATGCTCCTGATTCATTATATGGTGCTGTGCAGTTGGTGGAAGGGGTTAAGAGTATAAGGCTTTATGATAGAAGTTTACTGTTTTAGGTAGAAAATTCTTAAAAGGGTGTGATGTATTTGAACATAAATGAAAACTTAATACTGGAGTGCCTGAATGAACTCAGCAAAAATGCTAAGGATAAGCAGAAATACAAGGACTACTATGAAGGCAACCACTCAATTCTAAAGAACTATCAAATGCAGGACAGCAGGAGCAACATGAAGCTGGTGTTCAATTTTCCACGTAAGTTTGTAGACAATGAAACCGGCTATCTTCTTGGGAAACCTGTCAATTATGTTTCCAAATCAGATGATAATGAGATTATAGATGCCATCGACAGAAATACGAGCCATTGGGATAAAGAGCATAATATAAACCTTCGGAAACAATCTGAAATATATGGTGAAGCCTATGAACTCAACTATATCAATACAGATGGGGAATTCTGCGCAACCATTCTGACACCTATAGAAGCTTATGTTCTGGAAGATGGCACTGCCGAAAGAAATGTAGTGCTGGCCTTGCATACCTTCACAAAAAAGTTTGATGATAATAAATATCTTGATGTATATACTGATTCCGAAATCAGGCATTATGAATTAGGAAGCAGTGGAACGAGGCCGGAGCTTAAATATATCGGCAGCCATGAACATATCTTCGACAGAGTGCCTGTAATAGTTTGCCCTGCCAATAACGAAAGGAAAAGCGGATTCCAGGATGTAATCAGTTTGTTTGATGCGTATAATGCCATCAATTCCGATTTAGTCAATGAAATTGCCGACCACAGGAATGCTTATCTTGTCATTGAAAACGCTAAAATTGAGGAAGAGGATTTGCTCAAGATGAAATCTATGGGAATTATCCAGGTCCCTAACCAAGCGAAAGTTTACTGGCTCATCAAAGATATCAATGACAGCTTTGTTAAAAATGAACTCGACAATATTGAAAGAAAAATATTTGACCTGATGGACGAGGTTAATTTTAACGAGAACTGGGCTGCCAACACCTCATCGCTGGCACTTCGCAATAAACTTTTGAACCTTGAGAACAGGGTTGCCATGAGGGAAGCCATCATGGAAAAGGTTATCAAACAGCGGTTAAAGAACCTGTTTGTATATCTAGAAAAGAAGGAAGGTAAATCCTATGATTACAGGGATGTTGCGGTGAAGTTTACAAGAAACCTTCCTACCGATTTGACAGGGCTTGCAGATGTTATTACGAAACTAAAGGATGTCTGCTCACAAGAAACGCTTCTTGCTCTCCTGCCGTTTGTTGAAAATCCAAAAGTTGAGCTTGAAAAATACTATTTTGAAAAAAGACATTTTGGTAATATTCCTGAAGGTAACATTTCCTCGGTTCAAAATCAGGTTATTGTATAAATAAACAATTTAAGCCTTTATTTTATCGGGTAGGGTAAATTATACTGCCTGTCTTTTTCATGCTTTCAGAAATAAAAAATCCAATATTTTCATTTAACTCAAAAAATGCCATGAACTGCTTGAAATAAGCAGGTTTGTGGCTGTTTTTACATAGAAATTAATTTGCCCGTTTTTATAGGGGATTGGAGGTACGGTTTGTGTGGCAAGATTGAGCAATTTGGCTAAGGAGGGCATGGGCTTCTGGATTAATTCTAATGGAGAAATCCAGTACCATAAAAAGTGTGCAAGATGCAGGCACAAGTGCAAACAATCTTTCAGGTGTGTGGATGTAATATGCCCACGCTATGAAAGAAGGTGAATAGATTGTCCTGGGCATGACGTTAAACTGCCCTAATATTATATGTGTCTGGGCTTAATGGTCAGATGTGTAAAACGAAAGGAGATTTATATACTATGACATTCGAAGAAGTAAAAAAGTACATGGATGAAAACAAAACCTCAGATGAGGTGAAAGCATACCTTCAGGGCTTGATGAGTGTTGAAGGAGTGCAGAAGTTTCTTTCTGAAAATGAGGAAGGCAGGAGATGGTTCGACAGCGAAAAGGACAAACACCTTGAAAAGGGTTTAAAAACCTGGAAGGACAACAACCTGCAAAAGGAAATTGATAAAAAGATAAAAGAGCTTTATCCGGAAGAATCCGAGGAAAAGAAGCAGCTTCGGGAATTGACAGCCAAGATTGAAAGGATGGAGCTTGAAAAACAGAGGGAGATATTAAAGAATAAAGCCCTCACTATCGCTTCCGAAAAGAAGCTTCCAATCAATAAGATAGCTGACTTGTTCATTGCGGAGGATGAGGAAGCTACAGTTGCTAATATTAGCAGGTTTGAGGAGATATTCAATTCTTCTGTTCAGGCCGCTGTGGAAGAAAGGATCAAAAGTAACGGGTATAATCCGCCGCAGAATAACAGCCCTAGGGACAACCAGCCTAAAAGCCTTAATGAAGCGTTAAAACAGTATTATTCCAACCAAAACAAGTAAAATTTGAAAGGAGATTGATTTTATGATTACATTGGCACAGGCAAAATTAAATACACAGGACGATATCCAGGCAGGAGTTATTGATGAATTCAGGAAGAGTTCATTCATACTGGACAACATACCCTTTGATGACGCTGTTACCCCTGGGACAAACGGCGCAACACTTACATACGGGTACACAAGGCTGATCACACAGCCGACAGCGGCTTTCAGGGCCATCAACAGCGAATATGCCCCGCAGGAAGTTGAAAAGCAGAGGTATACGGTTGAGTTAAAGCCCTTCGGAGGCTCCTTCCAGATTGACAGGGTTATCGCAAGCACAGGTGGTTTGGTGGATGAAGTAAACCTTCAGGTTCAGCAGAAGGTGAAAGCAGCAAAGGCATTATTTCATGACACCATCATCAATGGCGATTCTGCTGTGGATGCCAATTCCTTTGACGGGCTCAATAAAGCAATCACAGGCTCCAGCACAGAGTTTAACACTGGAGCATATATAGACCTGTCAACATCCTCGGCAGTAGATACCAACTATAAGCAGTTCCTTGACCTGCTGGATGAGTTCCTCTCCAATCTTGACGGGAAGCCGACATTCCTTGGGGGGAATTCAAAACTCATCACTAAAATCAAAGCAGTAGCAAGAAGGGCAGGATACCTCACTCAGAGCGAGGATGCATTCGGCAGGAAGGTAGATGCCTATGACGGAATTATACTGGTTGACCTTGGAACGAAAGCAGGAAGCAATGACCCTGTTGTATCTATTGTAGATACAAGGAAACCAAACGGTACTGATGTAGTGACAGGCCTTACCGACCTTTACGCAGCAAGGTTGGCCTTAGATGGATTCCATGCCGTATCCCTCGCAAATCAGGACTTGGTAAAGATATGGCTTCCTGACTTTTCTACGGCCGGAGCCGTAAAGAACGGTGAAGTGGAAATGGTGGCGGCTGTTGCATTAAAAGCTACCAAGGCGGCAGGAGTATTCAGGAACATTAAAGTAGCATAACGGAGGTATTGGCTATGGCAAGGATATATTCGAAAAATAAGCAATACAACGGTATATCCGCCGGCGTAAACTTTGTAAACGGGGTAGGGGTTACTGATGACCCTTACCTTGTTTCCTGGTTTATGGAGAATGGCTATACCGTAGAAGAGAAAAAAGAAATAAAGAATTATGAAGACATGACATATAAAGAATTAACGGATTATGCAAAAGAGCGTGGGTTTAACGGAATCGGGTATAAAAAGGAACAGTTAATTCAGGCATTATATGATTTGGACAAAAAAGAAGATAAAATAAGGAAAACGGAGGGATAACCTGTGCTTGAAATCGTAAAAATGCTGCTTGGCATGGATATTTCAGACACATCGAAAGACAACCTGCTCAACCATTTCATTAAGAAAGCTACAGATATTATCTTGGGCTACTGCAATATAGATGCGCTGCCCGAACAGTATCATGATGTGGCTGCCGACCTTGCAGTTTTCCTCTATAACAACAGGGATTTAGAAGGGATAACAAAGAAAACGGAAGGGGAGAAAAGCCTCACAATCATAAATGCTATTCCCGAATCCATCAGGCTTGCGCTTCCGCCTCCAAGGATAAGGGTGGTAGGCTGATATGTTTTATAATACCTTGATAAAAATATATTCAAATCTTGACCCTAATTCCTATATAAAATCCTTTTATGCCGATGTTCAGCCTTATTTAAAAAGCATGATGTTTGAAGATGGTTTTGAAATAAACATAACCAGGAGGGTTTTCTGTGATATTGAAAACTCCATTAGTATACATAGCTATATGGAAATTGAAAATGAAAAATACAAGGTGATGGATATCAAAAAGTGGGACAGCTACATGGAAGTTTACCTGTACAAGTTGAAAAGGCAGGTGTAAACATATGAACAAAATTGACGACATGATAGACTTTTTCCTTTATGAAAAGGGGGAAAGCATTAAAATAAACGGGACAGATGAGGCTGCCCTGATCGTAGATGCTGCCGACAAACTCACTTATTACGATGATAAAATAATTAGGTGCAAGTGCCAGATCAAGACAGGGGATATAGTGGAATATAACAACTTGAAATATATGATTATCAGCCAGATTGACAGGGAAGAAAACACATTCAGGGCAAGGATGAGAAAATGCAGCTGCAGGATAGCTTTTAACTGGTCGGGCAATATTAAGTGGTTTGACTGCATTGAAGAGAGCAAGGTATTCGATATCACTTCAGGGAATTATATATCGGTAGCTTCAGGGAATATTTACGTAACGGTGCAATATAACCCTGATACAAGAAATATCGCATTAAACGAGAGATTTTACATAACCAATCAGCCATTTAAGGTTACAGGAATAGACAAATCCCAGGAAGGGCTTATAAAATTAAACTGTACACTGGATGCAATAAGCACAACATATGACGATGTTGAGAACAATATTGCCGACCGCTGGAAATATGAAACATTGCATGCATACACACTGGCCATCAATAACGGGGATGCGGCCAATGTCCTTATAAATGATATCATACAGTTGAATGTAACCGTTACGGATAACGGAACTGCCGTAACCAATCCTGCAGTAACCTTTACATCCAGTGATCCTAACTGTGTAAGCGTGGATAATACGGGAAAGGTTATGGGAATCGCACTGGGACAGGCTGTAATTACAGCAAAGCTTACATATCACGATACAGTTACAGATTCCATTACAATAACTACAGTAGAAACCTTAGCACACAACTATTCAATCACCATAGCGGGAAGCAGTACGGTGAAACTGGGACAGAGCCAATCCTATGTGGCACACATATATGATAATGGAAATGAAGTGTTTGACAAATCCGTTGCATGGTCTATCCGCAATCAGGACGGGACTTCAACGCTATATGCTTCCATCACAGCGTCAACAGGGAACAGCGCAACCGTAAAGGCAGCAAGCAGCTCTGCCTACCTGAATAAATATGTGGTCTTGAAAGCCACGTTATCGGATGATTCTACAGTATTTAAGGAATTCAATATTCAGATAAAAAGTTTGTTTTAACAGGGGCTTACCTTCCGGCAAGCCCCTTTCATATATGGGTTTAATGAAGGGGGACAAGAAATTATATGATAAATGAAGCGAATATCAATTATAGATTGAGTTTACATATATTAAATACATTAAAGAAAAACAACCTTATAACACAAGAGGAATTTGAAGCCATAGATTTAGAAAACAAAAAATCCTTCAAAGCCTTGGAATATCAAGTTTTGACTTGATTAATGCCCCAAGCGATTATATCATGTGACCACAAAAAGAATATATTCGAAAGGGAGGATTTTATGGCAGCAAATACAGCAGTAAAAAAGATAAGAAAAATTGAAGCAAAGCCGGTTCAGGTAATTAAGGGATTGCCTGAAAACGCAAAGACAAGGGTTTGCGCCTATTGCAGGGTAAGCACCGACAACAAGGAACAGGAATCAAGTTATGAATCGCAGGTTTTCTACTATACGAACTATATAAACAGCAGAAGTGACTGGACTCTGGTCGATATTTATGCTGATGACGGGATATCGGGAACGAGTACGGCAAAAAGGGAAGATTTCAAAAGGATGATTCAGGACTGCATGGACGGCAAGATTGATATGATTATTACCAAGTCTATTTCAAGGTTTGCGAGGAATACGCTTGACTGCCTTGATTATGTGAGAAGGCTTAAGGAAAAAGGAATAGCAGTATTCTTCGAAAAAGAAAACATCAACACACTGGATAGTAAGGGAGAGGTTTTACTTTCAATTCTAAGCAGCCTTGCGCAGGATGAGAGCCGTAATATATCTGAAAATACCCGGTGGGGAATTGTGCGGCAGTTTGAAAAAGGCAGGGTGTTGGTGAATACCACAAGATTCCTTGGATATGACAAAAATGAAGCAGGAGAGCTTATTATAAATGAAGAAGAAGCTAAAATCGTCCGCAGGATATTCAGAGAATACCTTGAAGGCAAAAGCTACAACGCAATTGCTAAAGGGTTGATGAAGGACGGAATAAAGACGGTAACCGGCAATACAAAATGGTGGGATTCTACCATCAGCGGCATACTAGAAAATGAAAAGTATTATGGTGATGCCCTGCTTCAGAAAACAATCACAGTTGATTTTCTCAGACACAAAAGGGTGGATAATAAAGGACAGGCAGAACAATACATAATAGAAGGAAATCATCCTCCGATTATATCAAAGGAGATATTTGACAGGGTACAGGCTGAAAAGGCAAGAAGGGCTGCAAAATATAACAATATTGAAGGCGACAGGCAGAAATATTCTAATAAGTACCCTTTCAGCGGCAAGGTCTTCTGCGGGAACTGCGGTAATATATACAGAAGAAGGCAGTGGAACAGCAATAACCCGTCCAGGAAATTCGTATGGCAGTGTAAAACCTATATAATGAATGGAAAAAAGGCATGCGCAGCCAAAGCAGTGGATGAAAGTGTTCTGAAAGATGCCTTTGTCAGGGTGTTCAACCAATTATATGAGAATCGTGAAGATTTCATAAAGACGCTGATTGAAAATATAGAGAAGGTGCTTCTTCATAAGCCGAGTGATAGAGAAATTGAAGCACTGGAAAATAAGATTGAAGAACTGAAAACTGAATTGAAAAGATTGATACGGTTTCAGACCAATAACGGTATGGACGATGAGGTTTACAGGGAAGAGTACAAGAGGATTTCAGATGAACTGGAGAAATTGAGAGAAAAGAGGGCAGAGGTTGATAAGGACAGTATATTGAAGGAGAGCCTGAAGGGGAGAGTAGATGAGATTATTGAGGTAATAAAGGGCAGGCAGGAAGCCCTTGAAGAGTTTGATGAAGGAATATTCAATGCGTTGGTTGAAAAGATAGAGGTCGTCTCACCAACGCATTTTGTTTTTGAGTTGAAAAGTGGGGTTAGGGTAGAGGAAAGAATATAA